CAATTTAAGATTACTAACAGCTCCACTAGTTATAATAGGTGCCGCTGCGCTTGTACCAACACCACCTAAGTCACCAGCCAATTGTACCTTTCCTTTGACTAACGTAGTCGCATCGGGAGTAGTTGCGCCTGCGACTTGAGCATCAACATAGGTCTTGTTAGCCAATGCGTTTCCGGTTGATGGAGCCAAGGGTTGCAATATCTCACCCGTCATAGCTCCACCTGAAAGTGGTAAAAACGGACCACCTCCAATTAAACTATCAACATAGGCTTTATTTGTTAAGTCGCAGGGACCAACAGGAGCAGCGCATTGAATAATCTTTGATGGTGGTTGCATAGTCAGATCTCCGGTTAAAGTTCCACCTGTTGAAGGTAAACCTCCACCACCTCCAGTAGCAACTAATTGTGCTAACGGATCATAAATTTTAAAATTTGTAGACATTTATTATCTGTAAATTGAAAGGTATGACTCTTTACCGTTCGCTTCGGAGAGACAAAGTCTCTCCTCAACGATGGGTTAAAAGGTAAAATACCGTACTTGTAGCTCATTTGAGCCAAAAAATGAAAAATTAACTGTAAAATAAAGTTTAATAAATAATAAATGGAATATGAGCTCAATCAAGCCATACAAAGGCAGAATGAATTTATGGTCAATCTTGTTCTTTCTGGTAATCTGAATATTTCAAATGATATGGTTCTTGTGGCCTTAAAAACAGATCAATTACATATTTTGACAAGTCATTTAATTACCAATAAAAATTTTTATGGTAAATTCAGGCTTAGACCACAAGAGTTAAATTTTATCATCGAAAAGAACCACATTGATCTTATTGAAAATTTTAAATATTTTATTGATTCAGACACAGCATGCTGTGTTCTCAACACATTCATAGAACAAGGTGAAAGATTTAAAGGTGGACAATGCCTTGAGAAAATACTCAAATTGAAAATTATTTCAAAATCTTATCATATCTATTTGTTGTTGAAAACATCCATAAAATCGTCACCAACGTTCACCTCTATCATCAATAAATTTGTCACAAAAAGAATGGTTAACTATGCCATATCAGACAATAATTCGTTTATTCTGAACTTGGTTTTGAGTCAATTGGTCAAAAAATTGTCTGTACTTGAACTGAATAAAGTTATATCACGACTTTTATCTTCAAAAAACGGAACCCCCCTCAAAAACCCGTGTCGTCGTGTTTTGAATAAATATTATCAGGCTTCCCTTGAACCTAAAATGAAATGTATTCGAATTTAAATCTTTTATGCCTTTTAGGCATAAAAGAGCTTAAAATTTATTGTTCGTGATATCTGGTCATAAAGTTGAAATGTATAGGCTCGTATTCTCGTCGATTTCGAGGGCGCATGATATTGGCTAACATATCTTCTCTATGGCCTTGAAGATCCCTAAATTCCGCAATACCACAATCATCGCAATCTAAAGGTTGTTGTGGACCACAAGTTCCTGTTGATCGTCTAAAGTCATAATGTGTGTTGTTCATGGGGTCGATATATATGGCTCCAAGAGCCTTTGTATTTTTTGGGAACAACGGTGAGAAAAATGGGTTTGTCATCTCTGGGTCAACATAGTATTGTATTTGGCCTGGTAGGTCTTCTCGAAAGTAGTAAATCGACTTGTACCGATTGATATCTGAATTTTTATCGTAGATGGCCCAATAGTCTTTTATTTGAGAGTTCATTGGGACAGAGTCCAAACACATGCGAACCGCTTTTTGTGCGTCTAGTGTAGTCGAATCTTTGGAAATCCAACCGATATTTGACTTGTCGTTGCATACTCGTCCTATCTTTTGACCACCATCACACAAACCAGTGTTACAAATTATACCAACAGATTTTAACTTGTTTATGGGTAAGAATCCATCATCTTTCAAATAATTTAAATCATTGATAAGAAAAGGTTCTCCTGAAGCTTTAATATTTTTCAACACGTGAATATCGTGAAAAGACATGTCTTCTTTTATTAACTCTTTTAACCCGTTCGAATATGGAACGACGTCAAATATGACTGTTCAAGCCAAAACACAAGAATATTTTGGTACTTAAATTTTTAAACTTCAATTGAAGTTTAAAAATCGTCATAAAGTTTATTTTATCATGGTCTATTTAAACCCTGATAATGTAACTTGGGGAACGACGAACTGAACGTCTTGGGGAACGTCGGGTCGAACGTCTTGGGGAACGTCTTGGGGAACGACGAACTGAACGTCTTGGGGAACGACGAACTGAACGTCTTGGGGAACGACGAACTGAACGTCTTGGGGAACGACGAACTGAACGTCTTGGGGAACAATGAATCTTGTTTCCCACTTTTTTACGATAACATATAGCGTGAGGCATATTTATTATCTGGTAAAATATAAATAAATTTTCAGTCGGCAAAAATTCTACGGATAATTTTTTATCGTGGTTTGTCCAAAATCCATAAAAAATAACGAGTAGTTTTAACTGCACCCCTCGTATCTCATGGTAACTTTACGGCAATATAAATCCAAATCTGTTATAGTCAAATCATCCTTAAATGTTTCGAATATTTCATTCCATATCTTTGGTAAATTTGGCCTTAAATATTGAATCAAATTCAATCGATTCTCGTGATCATTTGATTTCACCATTAACTCTTCGAGCAATTTATCTTTAATGGATTCTGGTGCATTTGCAACCAGATTATTGACTTTGTTTGAAAATATGGCGTAAATTTCATCTTCAAAAGAAATTACGATGCCGAGACACCCCATTTTAAACCCACTGAAGATATTGATTAGTCTCGTCAGATATCCCTGCGAACAAGTATCATACATGTCAATTAATTCCTGTTCCAACCTCATTAACAACTGATTTTTCAAGTCTATTTGACACGAATCCACAATTAACCATACATTTTCAATAATTTCTTTTAAGCTTAAGTTGAACTTTGAAAATTTCAAAAAATTATAATTAAAAATACGGTTAAGAGAACCTTCAATTTTTATAAATTCTGCATGATGTTGAAATTTAGATAACAAAATTTCATAAAGATTTAATGGGAGTTTCTTACCTTTATTTTCTTTCAAAAAACATTCAACCGTTTTATTGACACTTGCCACCACGCTTGTTAAATGAACATTTTCAGGGTTATTTGTATACGCTAAATCAGGTAAAATATTTTTGAGGATATCTTGAGCCTTGTTCTTAATATTTTGTGTTCCTTTCAAATAAAGGATATCACATGCCTCGAGTTTCAAATTTAAATCGGTCGACTCGTTTTCGATAATGTGGAACAAATTATCCTTGAAAATGTTTTCTTCTTCAAAAATTATTTGTAAAAATAAAAGGTTATTTTTGACCGTCAAAACATTGTTGTATCGTGTAAATATAAAGGTACACAAATCCATAAAATAAAATTCGTTTTTGAACTTTGTGATCAAAGACAATATTTTTTTGAAAGGCGAATCTTTGGTTCTGTGAACTCTGAAATTCTTGAATACAATAATTATTATATTTGTCAAATATTTGTGGATATTTATATCCTTAAAAATTGTTTTAAACATAACAAGGTGTTCTTCAAACATCAACCAATACTCGTCAGAGTCAAAGGCGTTTTTGAGCATAAGAAATAGAACATTGGAAAACGATCGTTGAATTAAATGTTTATTTTTTGAGGTCAATTTACAGGACAAAATATACAACAATTCTTGTTTCAAATAAAGGTTCATATGGCAATCAAATATGCACACACAAATAAAAAATTTTTCCAATTTTTTAATCCCAGATAGCCTGTAAATGTCCATTAATCTTTTGATTGTTTCAAATTGGAGAGAAGTATCCATCTTTTGCAATAGTTTATATCTATGGCCATTTTCAAGGTTTAAATCGAAAATATCCGAGGTATCATAATTTGTAGTCATTTATTTGCGACAAAATTCTCAGAGAATAAAGTAATTGTAAAAATATGGAACAAAACTATCTTAATTTGGTTAAAGAATGTATCGAACACGGGGACTACAGAGTTGATAGGACCAAGGTCGGCACCTACTCTCTGTTTGGAAAACAATTGGAATTTGATTTAAGTGGTGGTTGTATACCATTATTAACAACCAAAAAAATATCACATACCAACATCCTGAAAGAGCTTTTATGGATTATTAAAGGTTTAACCAACTCTACTCTTTTAAATGAAATTGGGGTAAAAGTTTGGAACGATAATGGTAGTCGAAGCTTTTTAGATTCGTGTGGATTTTTTGAACGAAAAGAAGGTGATTTAGGCCCTATATATGGATTCCAATGGAGACGTGCGGGAGCTGAATATATTGACTCTGATACAGATTACACTGGACAAGGATATGACCAGCTGAGTCAAATTATTCAGACTTTAAGAGACAATCAAACTTGTCGAAGAATAATTATTAACAGTTGGAATGTACCACAATTGAAAGAAATGGCTTTACCACCATGTCACTGTTTTATCCAATTTTATGTTCGAAAAGGAAAATACCTGGATTGCCAGTTATATCAAAGATCAGCTGATTTGGGGTTGGGTGTACCATACAACATCGCAAGTTATTCGTTTTTAATGCTTGTCTTGAGTAAATGGACCAATACCACCCCGGGAAAATTTATTCATACATTTGGGGATGTGCACGTGTATTCTAACCACGTTGAACCATTAAAACTTCAATTGACCAGAAAACCGTTTGAATTTCCACTATGTGATTTTGTGGGTAATTTTACCTTGAAAGATTTGGATAACAAAACTTTGGAAGAATGTTGTGATATGTGGTGTGATAGTTTCAAAATAAAAGATTATACCTTTCATTCAACCATTAAAATGGAGATGGCAATTTAACTCAATCGTCTTAACCCTTTGCCCGGTGTCAGAGAAACCATCTCTTTTTTACATGTATTGAAGTGTAAAATTTTACATTTTAGGAGAATAAATTTAATGATATTTTTTACCATTAAATTTACCAAACACATCAAGTGTACCAGTCACTTTATTAACAATTTTCAAAGCATATCGAATGGTCACCACACTTATAGTCACTTTTCAGGATAACTTTTTGATTAGGATGGTTGGTTATCGATCAAAAATGTTATATCCCTTTCAAGCCCAAAGCTTGAACCTTTAACCCTTTTGATACTAATGGGGTCATGCCCCTCCGGGGCATGGTCATATTTGATCATAAAGGCTTACCTTTTATGCCTTTCAGGCATAAAAGGGTTAAGGGATAGCGCTCATTTTTATATACTAATAAATTAAAAATTCTGATCTAATAAATGGAAGACAACATTAATTTGAATGAGATCTATATACACAATTCAAAATTGTTTAAAGCCAAAAATTTGAAAAGCTTTATAAAGAACCATAAAATTCAAGAACATGATATGGTTAAACTTAAGGGCAACAAAATTGGTATTAAACGAAGTTGGATTAAAAAAAATATACCTTCTTTTAACCTTAAATTGGAAGAAATGAGCGACCCGGAAAGTGTCAATTATTTTGAGGTTGGACCGACTTTAGAAAAATATGGATGTAAAACATTCAATCCAATCAGTCTTAACCTTGATTCAACCACTGTAAAATATTTTATCAAAGAAGATAAGAGAACGCCATATTTTACCCGAAAGGGTTTAATCAAAATTATGGTTTTGTTTAACGCTTTGCAAGAAAATATTTTCGATTGGATGTATGAATTAAATAATGGTTGTTTGCAATCACAAACAAACAATTTGTTGAACGTGTCAGAAATGGTTAATTTAAATCATACTCCAATTGTAAAACAAGTTGGTGGAGAGGCGGTTCTATCCAACCGCATTTATAATGTCAACAACCAAGACATTATCGTTGATTTTAAAAGAATCGGCGACCTTAAAAAAGAACCAAATTTAAAACTTGTTCTTGAAGACTACAAATGTCCATTATATTCTCAGATGCAATTGAATTTTGAAAAATCTTTACACGAGGCAGAAGTCAACTTTAACAATAAAATTAAAGAATTGAAGCAGGAAAAAGTTATTCAACACCTTCAACAAGAGCTGGATAAAGAAAAAAGTCTCAAGGATCAGGTTTTATCCCTAACTCAATCTTTTATGCCAATGTCCATGATTAATGGTGATATTAAACCATCTCCATCGCCTTATATTTCAAATAATTCCCCAGCAAAGACTCTGAGTAAACTTAAACCATCAAAAATTCAATAAATTTTCACTATAAATAATTTGAATTTAAAGAACAAATAAACCATAAAATAAACATGGTATATACAATAACTATTGATGGACCTATTGGAGCAGGTAAGTCGTCTCTTATCTCTCAGTTGAAAGATGATTTTACATGCTTCCAAGAACCAGTTGAAGAGTGGTCGCTTCTTCAAAGTTTTTATAGTGACATGCCTGCCTATGCGGCTCCATTTCAATTTCAAGTTTTATTTTCTTTTCATAAGATGTATTCCTCCTTTAAAAATGTCAAAGATAAAGTTATTTTGGAAAGATGCCCTTGGTCATCGAAAAATATTTTTACCAACATGTTAGTTGATGGTGGTTATATCAAACCAGAAGAATATAATTTGTATTGCAATTTTTATGATAAGATTGCTTTCACCACAGATTTGTACATCTATCTAAAGGTTGACACAGACATTGCTTATCAAAGAATTTTAAATCGAGATCGTGCTGCAGAAAGATCATTAAAATTTGAATACTTGGAAATTTTAAACAACAAATATAATGAAGCTATCAAAACCTTAAAAAATGTTAAAATTGTTGATGCCAACCGACCATTAGTAGAGGTCAAATTGGAAGTGATGAATATATTGAGTTGTGATTAATTTAACCATAAAATTCTTTTTATACCTTTGAGGTATAAAAAGAACCAAAAAATTTACTGTTGTTTCTCCCGGGCGTCGGAAAGTTCTGCGGCCAATTCCAATATTGTTTTTTTAGACTCCTTTGAAACCATCATTTCTGTGGATTGAGTATGAGTTGTATCTTCTGTTCTTTGAATATTTTCGGCTTGTTGAGCGTAGTCAATCTGTTGTTGAACAAAGATATTGAACCACTCAAACGCGTTGTCTCCAGCGTATAAAGAAATTTCGTCGTTTGACAAGACCACAATAGTTGGCACAACAGAAAATTTCTTTGTAATCACATTTCGTATATCATTGTTATCAATGTTCATAAATTTTATACTCAATTTATCCATAATATTTGAATTATTAATTTGTTGAAGTAATGCTTTGCAATTACCAGAATAATTACTGTAAAAAACAGTGATGAATGTATCCATTGAATTTTGATTGTTGGTCATCGCGTTTTTGTGTTTATTATATAATAAATGCAAATAATGACTCAAGATTTTGAAGCAAGCAACCCTTTTGGACCTATTGGATCTGAAAGGGTTAAAAAAGTGACCTATTCAATTTTAGCTCCGATGGGAATAAAGGCTGCAACAGCCATAATAAACAACAACAAAAATCAAATGCTACTACTTTCTATGCTTCGAGACCGATTGTTTTACGTTTCTCACCCTTCCCTTTCAACCTTGGAATGTTCCATAAATTTGAATGCGCTTTCAAATAAGGAAATTGAACCACAAATATTTTTTGAACAAACTGTCGAAGAAATATTGAAATTGGCCAATTTCAACCTAAAACAAATTGAAACAAAAAATAAAACATTTTCGCTTTTGTTTAAGGACGCTACAGCCATGAAATTGTTGAATATAATTTTTAAAGATCAACAGGACCATCCGTTGTACCCAATTTATTTGAATTGGATAGAGGGTTCGGAATGGATGTCACGTATGTAGTGCCAGTCAAACTACATCAAAATACAGAAAATTGAATTTTTGTCTGAAAAAAATACCTAAATAAACACGTTAATATACAATGGCACTCATTATGGAAATTATGAAAACTATCGCTCAACCAATTGGTGAGTTGGCAGTATGGCTTGAAGAGACCTATCAAGTCGACGTCAGCGAAACCGTTGCAAAGTGGCATGAACTGACTGGAATGAACATCACGGTCAAAGAAGGAGAAGTAACGTGCGACGAAGTCCAATCATTGAATGTTGATTCGACCAAGAGTCCCAAATCAAACAAAAAAATCCCCAAGACTAAAGATGTATGTCAACACGTCTTTCAAAGTGGTCAAAGAGTGGGAGAACAATGCGTTACCAAACCAAAAGGTGGGGCAACCTATTGTAGCGCTCACAAGCCCAAAGACAGTGTAAAATCTGCGGTTAAAGGTACCAAAGTACCTAAGAAAAAAGAAGTGAAGAAGGCAATTGACTCTGAATTTGAAAGTGACGAAGAAGCCCCAAAGGTACAAGTAGAACCTAAAAAATCAAAAAAAGAAAAAGTAGTGGTACCTAAACCTGTTATAGATGATGATATGACATCAGATTCCGATGGTGAACCAATATCACGGGCAGTTAAATATTCCGAAGCATATATGGATGAAAAAGAAGCTAATTTGGATAAAGAAAAATATAGAAAAAAGCCAAACCCGGTTACGCCACTAGTTGAATTTGATGATGACTTGCCTGAACCAGTTAAACCTCTTTTGAAAAAAAAAATTCAAAAAGGTGCAACTAAATCAGAACAATATGACACTGACGACGAAACATTGGATAAAAATTTGAACTTGAGTGATGATGAATAAATATAACCTTTTTAAACCATAATTTTTTCATGCCCTTTGGGCATTAAAAAATGAATATTTTGACCTTAAATTAATAAATAAATACACATCATGACTACCATAGTTGAAACTATAACAACAAGTGTTGTTGTCACACGTAAGGTAAAATTTGCCTTAAAACCAATAATTATTATTTTTGAAGATGATGAAGATAGAAAGGGACCATGGGAATTATTTGCTGTGGATAGGGATCGTTTTAACCGAAGAATACAATGTGTTGAAAGTAAAATTGGGTGGTGCTTTGAACCAAATCATCGAAAAAAATTATTTAATTTACTTTCTAAAGTTTAAAAAATATTTAACACATACATAGTTCACCGATATAAAAAAATGAATTTTATTATGGTAAATAACACTATAATAAAATATTTACTATGACTATTAAAATTGGTTATATCTATGCTATCGAAAACAATTTCGATAGTTCGACTTATATTGGTCTAACGACGAAGACTATTAAAGAACGTTTTGCTCAACATCTTCAAGCTGCAAAGTCGTCTAGAGCCAGCTGCATCTTGCATCTCTTTATGGCTAAACATGGTCCGGAAAACTTTACTATTAGAGAGCTTCGTAGGGTAGAGTATTATTCAATCATAGAACTTCAATTGATCGAAGAAGAGTGTATTAGGGACTTTGGCGACCTTAATACAACGTATAACTCTCGATCTTATGAGATGGTGGGTTTGACCTTGAACCGAGTTATCAAAGAACGTTCGCCAAAAGAGAGGCCAATTGTGGTTTCTAAAGTGCCACCTCGAGAAGATGTTATGGAGATAGCTTGTGATGCTGAAGAGTACCCTAATAAGAAGATCAGTTTAGATAAATTTATTGGTTTGTTTATACCAGAAGAAGAAAACTATGGTACTATACTCGATGATATGACTATCCAAGGTAAAATCCATCTAAATAAATGTCTGTTTGATTGGTTTGGGTATGAAGGTGATGCTAGAACACAACGTCAAAACTTTAAAAAAATGTTGAAAAATAACTCTATTGAATACTCTGAGTTGACACAGCAGGATAAAGAAATAGATCGTTATCCACTGATTAAAGAAGAGTTACAATTTCTTCCCTGTAACGTTACCAATTCTAAATTCATTGTTATGGACCCTAAAAACCTAAAAAGAGCAATCATGCAACTTAAGACTAAAAATGGCCACATAATCAGAGATTATTATATTGACCTTGAAGAGCTCCTTAAGTTGTACGTTGAGTATACGCTTTACTTCAACCATCGAGAGGCTCAAAGAAAAATTACTGACTTGGAGCAAACGATGGCTGAAATGAGGCTTGAACGTAAACAAGATCGAAACTTCATGCGTTCTCTTGGTATCAGTCTTGAGGAAGTCAAAGATCAGAATGAAACTCTTATAGATCAGAATGAAGAGCTACTCGATAACAACAAGGGACTAAAGAAAGATGTCAAGGATGTTAAACGTAAATTGGGGATTGCGGTCGAGGATAGAGCACCTCTTCCTGAAGATCATGGTCCTTCGGACCATGATCGAGATCCGGCAAAGCCGGATCGAGACGAAGACAAACAAGAGAGGTTTGTCCTACTCAAGAGAAACGATGATCAAACTTTTCAGTACTACACTATCAGAGCCCAACATGGTTATACTGAACGCAGAATAAAGACTCAAAGAACCTTGTTCCCCAAACTTGAAATTTTACTTGATTTTGTGGCTCACCCCAACTCTAAAACTTTGTATAACAGAATAAAGGAGAATTTGAAGGCAAAAAATGTCATATTCAAAGGAAATAACATTGACCTCGAAGACACTGAGATAACAGAAGAAGAACTTATGGTGGAAATGAAGGTCATAAACGATTCTAAACGAAAAGTCTAGAAAATATCAAATTTTAATGCTTATTTTAAGCATTAAAATACTTAAAATTAATTTATATAACCAAACTGTTTAAGCTTTAGTTGTAAAAATGGTCCAATATCGTTTAACTTTATGGTGTAAGGAACCTCAATCAAATTTATTCCATTTTCTTGGCACATTCGTCTTTTAAGTTCATCTCTGTATTTTTGGTTAGTTGAAGCTTCCACATTGCGATGGAAAAATGATGTATAATTGTAGTGTTGTTGACCATTATATTCTACTCCTAATTTTAAGGTTGAGTTGAAGCAATCAAGTTCCAAGTTATTGCCAGTAACAGGGTTTCTTAAAAAGTCGGGTCTAGCCTTTGGGAACGGCACTTGAAGTATGGTTTCCAAATACCTTCGACATTCAATTTCACCTCTTGATTCGGTCTTTGTTTCTGGTGGCGGTTGGCCACCACGATACATATAAATATTTTTTGTATTCAAATTCTTGCTCCATCTACCCTTTTGTTTGGTCAACTTTCGATGTACGAGGACAAGAACCATTATTCCAAAACAACCAAATATTAAGGCACTCAGGTACCAACTATCGTCAAAATCAAAATTAAACCAATTTTTATGCTTTTTTTTAACCTTGGATGTACGATGATCTTCGTGGAATGGTGAAGTGGACTTAATTTTTTCATACATCTTTATTAACTCTCTCTCTGGGCGGGCATTTGAAAGACTTGCGGAAAAATTTGTGTAGTTTGAGAAGTGTAGTGGGTGTTCTGAGCACCTCTCAAACTACACAAACTTTGTCGTTTAACCGATGCCCTTAGGGCATCGGTTAGCTTTTGCCCTATGGGCAAAAGCTTATCCA